GCATCTCCTCGTACTACATCTATAAAATAACTTCTTGGGAAAGTATCAAACTTTCCTACAGGCGTATACATAATCCTATCACGCATCTGTACGGTTTGACCATCTTCATCTTCTGTCTTTATATTAGCAATAAAGCATCTCCTATTTGCTATAACTGCTGTTTTATATCCTTCCCCAGTTCCGCTTATTGAAATCTTACGCTCAGTAGGATGGAATCCATTTAGGATTTCATACGTTTCGAGGTTTGGTACTAATGATACAATATTTTGTATTCTTACTGTATCGCCAGAAACAAGTGTCCATGCTGAATGCTCACTACTTAGTTCTGATCTCGCACCCCTATTTAAATCTATATCTATTAGCAAAGCCCAAGGATCATTAGTTCCGCTTAGCTTTTGATATATCCTCGCCCCAGTAATACGCTCATCAAAAGGCCCCGTAGCCCTTAACTCAAAAGTAACCTTATGTGCATCTCCAGTAGGAGTAAAGGTATTGTTAGAGGTAGGAATAAAAGGAAGAGATTCCTGATTGCCATCATATATGAATGTAGCCGCTATCTGATATGCCTGATTTAGATAACCACCACCAGTTATAGCCGCTGATGCGGCTGTTATACGAAAACCAGTTCCTGCCGTTGGATAGGAAGCTGTAGTTGTCAGTTGTGTAGGTGCTGCTAATCCATTAGTATTTGCAAACCAGTTATCAAAAGCTGTCGTAGAGCTGAGAGATAGTCCCTGGAATTGAGTTCTTTTAATATAAGAATAATGATAGGGTTGAGTACCAGAACTAAAACTAGCATCAGCTACCCTTAAACCCTCATCAGCAAAATAATATACTGCTTTGCATAGTTTTGTGAGTGTGGGCGTTCCAGCTTCATTAGCTTCTTGAGTAACAAGACCACTCTTGTTAATAGTAATAGTACTTGCTGTAACATTCTTTATTGGAACGGAGTTCATATTATTTGTTATTTGATCTGTACATCCAGACACTGAAATAATATCTCCCTTACGAAATCCATCAGCAATGAAACCACTATCATCATCTACAATGGTATCATTTGCTCCACTACCACTATTATCATTAAATGCTAACTTGTTAGATCCAAAAGTTTCAGCATCATTAGTTCCAAGATCAAATATATTTGATGTAAAAGAATCTCCTTTAAGATCGTAGAGATCTATCTGAGAGCTTATAGCATCACACATAACAAGCCAGTTCTCGCCAGTATCAAGTGCCGAGCTACCCTTCTCATGGTCAGACTCAAAAATAAACGCACCATGGCCTGCAGCAATATTACCCGTTGTACCGCTGGGGATATCTGTATGTTCTACATCACCACCCAAAGGCCTAATTGAGGATCTTTCATCTAGTATAATATTGTCAGTATCGGACATTTGGTTAGGTGCAATATCCCTGGGATTAACTGCATTAACCAGCCCGCCTGAGAAATCATTTAGATTTAGTAGAGCTTTTGGCACGCTTTCTTTTTACCTTCCTTTTCTTTTTGTAGTGTTGTCGTCTATCTGTAATAACATCTTCTAACCTTTTCATTTCCCAATAATTTCTTGTCCCCAGACAAAGGCTTTTCCCTTTTGAATATCAATAGTCTCCACTTGAAAGTCTCCATTGTCACGCCATGTTATGATACCAAAAGCATGACACCAGTTATGCAATCTCCCTTGAAGCCATTTATTTTTTTCACTTGACATATCTTTTAAGCATCCCATCGACCAGGCAGCAATAGTCCCAGAGTCCAGTTTTGTAAGAGTATGTCTCTGGACATCATGGACATGGCCATAACAGATATTAGATCCGTAAGCTTCGAGATGTTTCTTCGCATGATATACAGTTGCATAAACTCCATGAATAAAATTTATCTTTCCAATCTTGAGGGGTTTGTTATGAGGATGGTATTTGTATCCTCGCTCATCAATCCTGCAAGCCTTTCTAAAGGTGTATTCCTTAAGATAAGGGAACTTTTCAACAAACCTGTCAAGCCATTCATCGTGATTGCCTTGAAGCATATGTTTCGTTTTGCATTTAACATCATCAAGTGCCTTGTCTATTTTGTCCAATCCCTTGTTTACTTCGGAAATTTCCTCGTCTATAGCTGGGAGTTGGTACTCCAAAGGCGGTACTTTTCTTCGTTTCCATTGCCATGCACTTACGCTTTCCCACTCTCCAACGTCCCCGAGATTGACTGCTATGTTTGGCTTTATGACCTGTATAGCTTGAAGCATTACGTCCAAAGCCTTTGCGTCTTCCAAGGGGAAGTGCTGGTCTGGAATTATAATAGCTCGTCTCATATATTATGCGATTATCGCTCGTTTGTACCATCCGTACCAGTACTTCTCCAATTTTGGCTTTCTATTAATTAAGTCTGCATAATACTTGACTCGAAAGCTTTGCAATCGTTTCGGCTCAAGCCTTTTTGCCGATATTACTGTATTACGCCCGATCCTTCCATCGACTTTAATTCCAACCTTATTCTTGTGATTACACGCTTTCTGTAATATTTCACAGGCTCTTTTTCTTCCCATGTTTACTGCCATGTCAAAGTAAATATTCCATAATCTCTCAGGAAGCATTTCAACTTTAGATTGTTTCCAGTACTTCTCATAATAGATCTTAATAGCATCTTCTTCAGTTAGGTTTTTAATATCGAGATCTGGGAAAGCTCTTTTACTAATTCCAAAATTAGTTTCCCCACCAGGGTCATCAGGATCATTAACATAACCCCCTTCATGTTTTAATACTACTTTAACAGCTTCTTCAAATGAAATCACTATTTTTTCTTCATTACTCTTACGCCCATCAAAACCTTTTTGACCGATGTCCAAACAAGGTCGTCCATCTTGCTGGGCGACATGGCGACAATTTTGTCTACCACCATAACGCCAATTGTAACTATCTGCCAATTTTCCATCATCCAGTCCATAATAAATCTCCCATTGTTTATTTATATAAAATCCAAGCTGCGGCATCAAAATCATTGTGTAGAAACACATGTGGATTTGAAACCTTTTCTTCTTCTTTAGAATTGAGAATATTGTCTGGCCCATTTGATTTCCTCCAGCTACATCCTTCATAAAAGAACATAAGAAAAGCAAAGACAAAGCACATCCCTAAAAATCCTATAAAAACATTACCAAATTTTTGGTTCCAATCTTCCATATCTTTAATATCTTTATTCATTATATCGGGTTTGCCTCTCCATGTCTTTACTATCCTCATTCACTTGCATTCGCAATTCTTGCACTCACAATCTTCACAATCACATTCATTTGTCATTTTAGTTGCCTCCAAATACTACGCTACTAACCAAAGCAAGAACACTACCAAGAATAACGCCAACAAGCGAACCCACCCCTTTAAGCCATGATACCTGCTTTGCAAGTTCAGTCTCTCGTTCATCCATTCTTCCAATGTAGCTCTTAATCCATTCGACATCATTACGCACGACTGATAAGTCAGATTTTAAACTTTCTCTCCACTCAGTCAATTCAGCATTGTTCATCTGTGTCTTGTCCACAATAAGTCCAACCATCTGGGAAGTTAGTACTCACTTCTTGTTCCACATCTTCCACGAAAATCCATTTTGTTTTAGGAGGAGTTGACACGTATAAATCAATAGAGTTATTAGTACTCCCCAGAATACGTGTGGTGCTACCTGTTTTACCGATACCATTAGCATGGCACTCACAACCGCAATCACAGCTGCAACAACAGGGTCTTTCACTATCTTCCGCCATTTCTAAATTGCCTCAGTAAATCTTTATTAAGGTCTTGAATCTCATCTTTAGTCTCTTCCATGCCACCTATAATCTGGTCTTTGAGACTGTCAAATCTTCTATGCATAGCCTCTACTTTCTTATCTGTATTCACGAACTTGTATATAAGCATAATGCATAGGAATACAAGTACTCCCATTACTCCGAGATGCTCTACTAGTTCTACTACATTCACTTGTACTCCAATTCCATTGTATATGATACTACTTTATCTGAGGGCCAGTCATCTATTGCCCATCTCTGCTTAGAGAAAAACTCTCCATGACTATAGCTAAATGGAAGAATCCAATCTCTAGCATTATCAGGCCAAGGAACATAAAGTGTCCTATCCATTACATCACCCCCATTCATATCATCGTTCCACTTAATGATGCGACCAGTAAGAAAAACAGAATCAACAAAAGATGAATCCAATTTCGTGACAGCATACCAGTAGCCGAGTTCCAAGCTGTCTGTACCATACGGATAGAGCGTGGCATCTGATGTAACCCCAAAAGATGCTTCTCTCTCAACGTAGGAAGTATCGTGGACTTGAACATAGAGTGTATCCCTTATCTCATAGATTTCGGGAATGTATACTACATCTGGCTCTAGTTGACATCCGAGAAGTATGAG